TCTTCTATATCTATGAAGGGACGCCAATTCTTTGACATAAGCTATTTTTCTAATTGTTCACCAAAGAGAACCTCAACTACAGAGCGTGTATATTGATTAAATTTATCTAATACCTCTTTACGAATTTTCTGGTATTCGTCAGAATGTTTTGGTAATATGTCTTCAATATCATTTAAAAGCATCGCAAGGTATTTTTTATTTTTACTATTTAAAAAACCAACTACCTCTAAAACATCAATTCCCTCTATAATTACTCCACCAGCTTGTAATACATTCCCTCTCCTATCCATTATGTCTTCTCCTCAAGTATAACTATTACCCTATTCAACTCTGGAACTCCTTTAGGAATAGTTTTCTTTATTATCAAATACTCATCGTCTACACCAACATAAATAGCATCAAGTAAGTATGAATTCCCAGAAGATATTTGTAACTGACAGTCACCATCAAATACTTTACCAGCAGTATACCATGTCGCCTGGTCACTGCCCCTCCATTTAACCTTAGCTGTTACAACAGTACCAGAAATTTGCGGTATCCAATAATTTCCACTACACACTGGACAAAAGGAATTAGTAGACTTATTAGTTACAGGGTCTAAACTACACCCGCTTACTGCACAAGCAACATTTCCTATATTGCGGTAGAAAGTAACATCTCTTCCAATAGCATCTCTAATAGCATCTATTTGTGTCTCAGTATTAGCAGGAAAAATAAACCTCATTAACTCATTGCCTCTATAAAAATATTAGTCCACTTATTTTCAACTATCTCTTTCCAAAGATAGTTTTTACCAGTAAATTTTTCATATGCCAAAGTAGTCAAAGTTTTACGTAATCCAGCGTCTTCGTACACTTCTTCTAAAGATGCTGCTACATCTGCTGGATGAACTATACCACCAGTAACACAATATCGAGCAGAATATATATTTTGGTTAATTGGGATTAAATATCCGCAGTCAGTATACAGCTCTCTACAAGCAGAATGATTAGGAACTATTTGAACTGCGGAATTAGTAGCCGCATTTTCAGAATTACAGTTATGCAGGAGATACCCGTTTCCTACAAAGCTATGTATATTCTCCACCTCAATATCCATTACCTCTTGTGTTGAAAGCTCTTCAATACCTCGTATCTGTGTAAATAAAAAGTTCTCCGTATGAATATAAAATTTTGCTCTCGCTCTACTTACCTCTCTACGGGGTGTTTTTGTCCACATCTCGAATAGCTCTTCTTCATACCCACCAACACCTACATAATATACTGGGTAGTTTCCAATTCCCTTTATTTTGGCATCTTTAGCCACAGTTGCAAAAATATCATTAGCTCTCAGAATATTAGCTACCTGCCAGGCTAAATGCTCTGATACAGTAGAAAGTTTCCAAGTTCCTTGCTTACTTTTGTGCCCATCTCCAAAAAACAGGGTTTTTACTAAGGGAGCTAGACTCGTACTGCTATTCATCAATACCTTGTGTATAACCTTATTTTTTGCACCCTTACCGCACAAAGAAGTTAGAAATTCCCCAAGTATTGACGAATTACAAATTAGTTTAGATTTGGTTTTCCCAACTATCTTTGCATTAGCTTTTAAATTAAATTCTGATAGCAGATAGTCTTTAAATTTTTCTGCTATAGCTATCTCATCTATGCTAAGAGATAACCCAACTTTGTTAGAAGTATACCAACCTTCCGCTAAATACCAACCTAGAAATTCTAATAAATCGTTATCTACCTTTATAAATCGTTTTACTTTTATTGGCGCAGGGAGTTTAAATTTATTCCCGTACACAGTAAGAAGTTTATCAGCAAGTTTAGTAGACTCCGAATTACCTCGCTTCTTTTCTCCACTGATAATTTTTCTTGCATTCTCAATTAGTTTCTTTGTTGTGGAGAAATTCCTCATTAAGGCGGAAATAGAAAACTCTCTATCTTTGCCAGAGTACCCAGACTTGTTCCATATAAACTCATCATTATACTGGATATTAGAAGTATTTATCCAGTCAAGCAGGTCTAAATATTCTGGAAGAGGTAAGTTTTGTTTTGGTTTAGGTACGCCTACAAAATCACCTACAGTTATATCTTTTAGTTCTACCCACGCAGCATCTGATTCTTGATAACTAACTTTACTCGGTTGACCTTGGTTCTTTAATACTAAGAAAGGATGTTCTTCTGTAGTCTTAATGTCCATCATTCCGCGAGCTGTTACATTATAGGTTTTAGCCTTACGAGAAAAAAGTTTCTTGACTTTCTGGTACTCCCCAGTCTCCGTTAAAACTTTGTCCCCTACAGATATATCCCTCATTAAAGTACTCCCATTCTCAGTATATATCTCAGTCTCAGGATCTACACACAAACCCCAACCTTCACCAGTGCTAGTATTTAAATTTATATCCGCAACATTATATAGTTTATTTAACGTTTCTACAGGTACGTCTGGAGGATATGCCGTAGACTTAGTAAAGATAAGTCTGTTCTCTAACTTTATATCATACTTCCTATTGAAAGTTCTAACTAATGAAGCTATATCCCATCCCTGGTCTTTTAATCCAGCGTGATGGTGATAGAGAATATTAGAAGGTTTTCCCTTAGAAAAAATAGAAAAACCTTCTAAAGCTATATCAATCCGCTTTCTTGGTTGATTTCTATTTGAATTTTGAACAATAAACGAATCCCAAACCTCTTTATGGTTAGGGAAAACCTCATGCCGACACTTCTCTTTATCTAAAGGAAAGAATACTTTAGTATCTGTCCCGTGAGGCACTATCTCATAATTTCTAAATTCTGGATATGCCTCCTGACTTACATCCTTACCGAATTGTGTATAAACTACTGCAGTAGTTACTAACTCAAAATTTTCAAACCAAACTGGATTAAAGTTTTCCCCGTCTACAGGATAATAAACAACAATAGGTGGTATCTTTTTAAAGGATTTCTTTATTACCCTTAAATACTCAGCAATTACCCATATATCATTTAAAATAAATACTAAATCAAAATCGGGTAAATTAAATGTTGGAAGTCTCTTATAACCTAAAACATCTCCACCTAATGATGCTGGATATAGTTTATGAGTATAATTATGTGGGTCGCCATAATAATTTACAGCTAAATGATGTATATCCCATTCTTTAGGTAGAAACTTTATAATGTTGTGGTTTACTCTAGCAAACCCTGTCTGTGCTACGCCATCCCCTATAAACAAAACCTTTTTCCTTTCCATTTCCTTTTACTTCTCCTTTAATTAATCAAACTATTCTTAAGTGTTGTAGCTAAATGCTTCGATGGCGGTGTTATATAACCTATAAGTTCGTCCCAATCATCTCGCAGTGATGCCTGTTTAGCCCTACTTCCCTCTATATTTGAAACTGATATTTCATCATCCTTCCAAGAACCATAATCCCAAGCATTGTTTTCTAATGTTCCGCGTTTTATAATTATCGATGCCATTAGAATAATCGGTCTCTCGTCTTGTATTTCTACAATAGGGGGTGAGTCATACTCAAAAGTTAAGTCAGTATTTCTAAGAACATTGTTATCAGTGTCTATAAGATACTTGTCATCCCACCAGTTCATAAGTGTTTTGACAGAGGCTACTAAAGAAGTTAGTAGCCACTCGTCAGCATATCTATAAGAAGTAGAATCTATATCGTATAGATGCAACCTTAAACCATCAATTAGATAATCTAAATTACTTGTTGAAACAGGCATAACCTTGTTTACCTCTCCCCAAGCTCTACCAGTCTTTGCTTAATATGGTCTAAAGTTTTTTCAGGTCTATTTTCACTTTCCGCAATTACGAGGAATCGTTGAACTACATCTGGAGAATTTATCTTATTGAGAATAGTTTTCAATGTTAAAAACTTAGCATTAACTAGTTTAACTATGTCTATAGTACTTAGTTTACTGTAATCTGTTTCTGATTCACTGTCCAAATCAGTTGGGCCATCCCACTCGATAATAAATCCCTTTTTAATAAGGTTTTTATTTTCTCTCTCAAAATAAACTTGCTGCATATCGTCCCAAACTCTTACAAAACAACCTTCATGGTTTTGTGAGGGGTCGCCATCAAGGATAATTCTTTCAGCTTTATTAGAAAAAGGATTAATAATTCCTACCTCTAAACGAGCTAAACATTGTTTCTTATATAATTTCTGTGGTATACCAGTTTGCATTTTAGCAAATACATCATATTGTTGTTCTACCATGTTCTACCTCTCCTTCCCATTCTATAAAGTTAAGAAAGAGAGAGGTCCTAATACTGAATAGACCTCTCTCCCTAATTATCTATGGTCTACTTTAAGTTATAGAAATAACGTAAATTCCTTCAGCATGGTCTATAATCATTCCGAACTGCTGGTAGAATTCTAGATACCACTGAGGGGGTGTAGGTCTAGGATCTGTATATTCTTTTTCAAATACCTTTCCATAAGTAATAAACTCACCTACATTTTTACCCATAACAATAATCTTGTCATTAGGTACTAAAGCATTATAATCAACAGGATTATCGTAATCCTGCCGAAGAGTTATAACATTAGCTCCATAATAAGTACCAAGCCAACCTTCCTTCATAACCTCTTCTAATTGGGAATCTACCCCAAAATTAGCAGAACCATCATTCCAGAAAGCACCGAATTCTGTGATAGGTGTAAGTACATCACGTGTTCCAAGAATTGATACAGGCCCACCAACTGTTTGATTAATTCTGTCAATAGCATTCTTTAAAGCTGTAGCACTAACATTTGTGGATACAGTTGTAAAGTTATTAGGAGTATTTGTAGCTGTCCATACAGACGTAAGAGCAGTAAATACTTTATTGATATAGTAATCGCGAAGTTTTCTTAACATCTCCCCACGAATACTTTCAACAGTTCCTAAGTCCCCTGAATCCAGCTCCCACACACTAGCAGAAACTTTGATGTCAGCACCGTCAAGACGGTAATTAATTCTCTCTTGAACTGTTAATTCATCAGCTAAATGGACTGTCCCAGGTACTAAAGTTCGTACATTAATTCCCTTACGAACTTTCTTCACTAGAGCATCCCCTTGTTTTAAATTACGGGTATTCAGTAACATTCCTACAAAATCTGTAGTAATGTGTCCAGGGTCAATATACTCAACTAATAGTTCAGCAAGTTTTTCCCTATTTTTAGAATCTCGTATAATTTCGGCTACGGCTTCTTGTTGTTTATTTTCCATTACGCAACTCCATGACTTCTAAAAGTAAGTTCTACATTAGTACTATCGTACTCAATTACTGTTCCAATCCCACCACCAGCAGTAGATACATACTTAAGTTTTCCAGCATTTGACTCACCATCAGTAGCAGTATCAGCTACAGCTACTCTAGCACCAGCAACTAAATTGGTATCAGCAACAAAGTTACCAGAAGTAACCGTGTAAACGCCTCCAGCATGTAGGGCTACTAAATTCCCAGAACTAATTGTTCTTCCTTGTAGCATACTAGGTGCAGTCATATAAATATCGGCATTAAATGGTACATTAGAACCAGCTGACCAACCACCACGCTCTGACCCAGTTGTTTCTGGAATAGAATCATAAATTGGGGGTTCTTGCTGTGTAACTGTAAAAGCCGCTAAATATACAGCCTCTAGAGCTTCATTGGCTGTATCTGGAAGTTTTACTCCTGGAAGGTCTTGACGACTTCCATAACCATAATCTTCAGACTGAGGAGTTAAAAGCACCATACGACCTTCTATAATGTCTTCAGTTGCAACAGCTCCCATACTAAAGTTAATATCTCTTAAACGCATATTATTATCTCCTATTTTTCTTCGCTGTTTTTATTTTTTAAACTGAGTGCTAATTTTTTAACATCAGTAGAATCTAAACCATCATTAGGAAATTTAGGTAGTTTTTCAGCTTCCCTTTCCTTATGCAGTTCTAAAACAGTCTCACTAAAAGCCACTACTTCTTGAATAAAGAATTCTAATGAGTTCTCATCCATACTAAGTAATTTCTCCGCATTATCTTCAAAATACTCAGCGGGTTTTTCTATTCCAGCATCTTTAAATGACTTAATAATTGTTGCAAGTCTTTTGTCTCTTTCTAACTGCTCTTCTGCAACACTTTTATATTCTCTTAATTCATCGACCTCTTTCACTAAAGAGGTATATTCTGTAGTAAGAGATTCAAAAGAACTTGTTGTCTCTGCTAAAGAGTTAGTAAGTTCCTCTACTTGAGAAGTTAAACTCTCAATATCTTCTAATAATTTATCTTTTTCCAAAGTTAGTATCTCCTTTTCACTTTCTAATTCTGCCATAGCATATATAGGAGTTCTTCCAGAATAAGCTGGGTCTGCTACAACAGTAACTGCTGTCAACTTAGTACCTATTAAATCTAACACACCTTCGTAAAGAGAGCTTTCTTTAGCGTCAGTATGTGCTATCTCCCATGAAATGTCTATTGGCTCTTTTTCCGAATGTTTGCTTTTCAACATTCCTATATCTTCTGCTCTCTCTCTATCCCATAAAGCAGCGATACCCTCTATACGGTTTTTTACTTTCTTTAGATGAGTTATAACTCCTATAGGAATAGAAGATATATGGTCTTTCACCATTCCTACTGTCATCTTAATAGGCATAAACCGACCAGAATTAATTAGATTGTCAAACTCTTCTTTCGGAATTCGTTGCCCATTACCATTAGGTAAATCATCCGTCAAAATAAATTTGGCCCAAGTAACAAACGGATTATTGGAAACTAAAGAAGCTGTTGATTCTTCTAATTGTTCTATATTTACATCCTTACTACTACATTCTACCAAATCTGTGGAAATCTTGATAACTTTATCCATTAGTATCTCCTTCTTCCTCTTCTTTTTCTATAAATGTTTTTTGTGTTTTCTCAGTATTCTTATCAAAAGGTCTTGCGTTATATTCAGGTAAGTTATATTTTTCTAATAATTCTCGTTCCTTTTTACGTTTTTCTATCTCGTTTTGTATATTAAATCCTAAATATCCAGAGTAAGTATCCCTAGAAATATTTCCTGTTTCATAGAGTCCCTGTATAGCCCCAAGAAAATCTGAGAATTTAGTTAGATTAACTGGACTAAATTTTACACCACCATAATTACCCAATCCATTTACAGTTACTACCTTATCAAAAATATATTTCACAATCTTAATAAGTTTGGATTGAATATCCCGCATTGTAGCTAATGGAGACAAGATTGCAAAGTCATGGTCTGATGCTCCAGACCTTTGTGACTCACCCATAATTAATACTCTAGGAAAACCTAATGAATATAGAATATCATTATTAATTTCCTCATACTTCTCAGTATTAAGAAGAGCATCTACTGGTGGTACTATCCACTCAATATTTAGGGTGTGGTTAGCAAATAATTGATATACTTGCTCAATACTATTTGAGCTTAGGTTCCTACTCCTAATTTCTGACTTAAGGTCATCTAACTGTTTATCATTTCCTTTAGTCAAAGGATACTCATTATTCCCAAGAGTAATTTTCTGAATTGCGGCAATAACGCGGGAAGCCAGTACATAATCCATAGACCTAATATTCCTTTTATGTGCTAAAGAATTTAAAGCTGGGAATATTAGTGACATTGGATAGGGAGTGTCTGAAAGAACTTTCCTTCTAGAAACTATTTCTCCATCAAGAAGTACCTTAGATTCACCACTCTCTAACGCTCGATAAAAATCAGGGAAATTACTTTGCCATTCTGCTAATATCTTTTCCCCCTCTTCACCACTTCGTACTAATTTTTGATACTGAGTAATATATTCATGTGGTATTTTTAAATAATAATGTGGACTACTAGAAATTAATGATTCCTTAATTTCAATGTTACTTGGGTTTCTATACCACATCTCGTTAGGAAGATATAATTTAGAAAAACGCTTTACACCAAAATCTGCAAAATCACTGGGTAATTTCCAAGCAAAATTAATTGCTGGAAATACTATCCCGGTAACTAAATACTCTAATGCGCCATCCTTTATAAATTCTACAACATCATCTTTAATTCCTTGCAATATAAGGAATTTATTATGGGATAAGTCACCCCTATCTATAACTAAATCAGTTATCCCCATATCAACTAGATTATCTATAATAGTATTAACAATTCCCTCATGTCTATAGTTATACCTACATTCCTTCAGTATTTTTGGGTAATCTCTTTCTGATAAAGTGTACTCTTTTTTACTGGAGTAATTAGCTTGTCTCCAAGGAATTCCCTCCTGCATATCATTTAAACTGTACAAAGCTGAGAAACTTATATCAGAATCTTCGACAGGTTTTTTTAGTTTAAAATCTTTTTTAATCATACTTTCCTCCAAAAGTTATTATAACCAACTTACACCTAATAACTCTCCCTTCTGTTCTCTATAGTCTAGCCCCTCATTTACTAAGTAATAACCCAACATCCCACAAAGCAAAGCACTTGTGAAATGGTCAGCACCCTTTTTCCCACCACCTGGGGTAAGAGTTTTATATGCTATAGTCCCAGTTGATGGGTTTTTTGTATATGTCATTCTCTCTAATTCCCCAATAATTTCCATATCCGTACTAGAATAAATTATTTGGTGGGAATTAGACTTCTCTTGCAGAATAGATACAGAAAGGGGTTTTGTCCTGGTTTTTATTTCTTTACCGTCATCTCCGACCCCTACAGTAATTGAAGAATTAAATTCAATAGGTATAATCCTCTCATTAAACTGTTTAGGACTATACTGTTTATCCTGCATTAAATCCTGCGTAACACTCATTCCTGCATGTCCAGCATCAATAGCTAAAAAGGATGGAGAATAAATTGTATCTAGTCTATCTATAAATAGTTTCTGTACTGGATAGGGAACTTTAGTTAGTCTAATTTTAGCGTGAATTCTAAATTTCCCTTTCTTATCTATAAAGAATACATAAATCGCTGTTGGTTCTGTATAACCAAGGTCTATACCAAAAAATACTCCGTTATTTCTAGGTAATGCTGGGAGAACATTTATCTTAGGAAGATAACTACTAAAATCCTTTCCCTCCTTAAGACCATCTATATCCAGCTTGTACACTGGGTAAGATTCAATTTTCATTAGATGTCTATCAAATATAGCATGGAGTGGAGAACCATGTTTACCTAGAACAAAGTGTGCAAATTCTGGTGTATTTTTACCACCATACCTCTCAATAGCCCTTCTTTCAGTCTCTGCCGTAAACCTTGGATTCTCATAGGCAGATACTCGATGCCTACTAAATGAGGGCATTTCCTTATCTGCAATATAACAGACATTTCTTTCCCTAACCCCTGTAGGTACTCCAGACACGTACAACTTAAATCCACTTTGAAAATCATTTATAATTGCTTGAAGTTCTAACCACGTCCCAAAAGGAAAGTAACCTGAATTTTTTGTAAGTATTCCCCCAACAAAAAAGTTTTTATTGTTTTCTACAGTTATGTCATAGAGATATTTTGCCCGTGTGTTTACTTTTCTTATTCCAGTAACTATTTTTTCTTCTAATGTGGTCGCATCCTCCCCAAAAGGAACTACTGCAATATCAGGTAACTGATTTTTATACCCCCTATTCCCGACTTTATACTGCATACACTTTGGAATATACTCTTTTATTATGTTTCTAAATGCCTTTAAACTGTCATATCTAATACATAAGAAGTATAAATCTTTGCGTTTATCTTTACAGATATAGGCATCAATGTTCCAAACTTCTTTCAAATAGTTTAAGATAATTTGATTTTCGGATTTGGAAAAAGAATGTGTAGACAATACACCAGATTCAGAGCCATTATCCATCCACCATACAGCAAGTCCTAACGCTGAGAGCTTATTCAGGTATCCCCTCGTCACTGTTTTTTTATTGTTTATATATAACTCCCTGGATATTTTTAGTATCTCAGGATGTCCTAATGTATGGAATGTATAGTTCCAAGTTCCCCACCAACCATTACGAGAAATAACTGGTTTTGTATTAACAAGTCCCCCCAATTTTTTCCATAACCAATCTACGTACTGTTTTTGTTTTAAACTATGATTAGTCCTATATCTAGCACGGGTTACTTCTATTTCTGCAGAACCTTCACCAAGAAATGAACCCAGAATAATTTGATACTCTGTTTCAGAGAGGGGTCTAGAATCTAGTACCTCTTTTCTCTCTAATCCCAGGCTATGTAGTTTTTTAAATATAGCTGAAGGAGTTCGCTTTAGTTCCTGAGCTATTTCTCTAACTTTTTTTGATGTTTGAATCTGGTCTTTCACATACACTACCTCTTCTTCTGACCAGTGTTTTTTTCCTGTGTTTTCAAAATAAGAAAGTGTATCTCCCTTAGTTATATCTTTTGCTTTTATATACTCCCCGTTTACAAAAACCCTATGATTTTCTCCTACTCTTATAAATGAATCTTCAAACTGTATCTCTAAAACATCTTGTTTTCTCTCAAGTTTCCTTACAGACGAGACTCTATCCTCTACAATGTTCTTACCGTCCCAAGAAAGAACTGTATCACCTACCTTTAATTCTGAGATACGTTTGTTAGTATTCTTGCCAGCAATTCTTTGAGTCCCTACTACACACTCATCCAGTACTACAAATGGAGTATGCAAACCAATTACATTTTCCCCACCACCAGATGTCCCAGCAATACGGCAAAGAAGAGTTGCCCCATTTTTAGTTACAATTCTATATAGAGAATTATTAATTCCATTTCTATAGTTAACTAGATTTTTAACTAGAGGATTTAGTTTAAAATATGATTTTAAACCTTCCCATACAGGCTCTAGCTGCGCTCTATTTGGAACTATATAAATAATATATTCCCCCATGTACATATTAATAGTTAGAACCCAAAGAAGGAGATGAACAAGAGAAAACGTTTTTCCAACGGCTCGACCAGCCCTAATAGATATAAATGAATTAGTATCTGCCAAAAACTCTCTTTGGTAAATATCTAAAACTATATCTTTCTCTTTTCCATCTCCTTCAAGTCTGTGAATAAATTCACTAAACAAAACGGGATTTTTTAATATTCTAAGTAGGATTACTTCCCCCTCACTTAGTTTTTTGTATACTGCCATTTCCCTCTCTTATCTCTCAATCTCTACAGGAAAAACCATGTTGTCCTTATACTGCTGTTGAAGAGCTATAAGTCCCTCCATATCTACGTCTACTTTGCCAGAACAGAAGGTGTTTTCCCCATCATCCTCCTTATGCTCTCTATTACAAGAAACACTGATTCTTATATCAGATTCTGGGTATAGTAACCAACCCTCAAATAGAAGCATCCCACAGTTAGGACAAACTATTCTATAAGTCTTTTCAGTAAAGAATTGTTTTCCCTTAGCTAGTAGTTTGCTTATAAAATCTTCTACTGAATTTTTAGTATCTTTTTTTCTATCTTTCCGTGTAATCTCTAAATCAGATTGTATATCAGATATATCGGAATGTAAATCAGAGATAAGCCCATTTAACTGTTTTACTAAAGTTATATTATCCTTACCTATCCCCTCTTCCGGTGTATCTCTAAGAACTTGTTGATAGAATTCAAGGGTAGCCATAGATGAGATAAGCGTATCCATCACTAATCTATCATTAAATTTCAAGTCATCTATAATGTAATCCTCTTTGAACTGTGAGTATATCTCTTCTTCTCGTTTTTGAAAATCGAAGCGTTTGGCTTCCGCGGC